GTAGTAAGTGTCTGCTCAATAAAATATTTGGGCGCTTGCTTACTAGATCCTGCGTTCAGGACTTCGATATGTTCTACTTCGTTTGTTATAACCCCAAGTTGAGATCCTGTTAAAATGTTATTATATGTTGTGTTTGACCAGCCTTCACGGGCTTCTCCCGTATCTACGGGGGTCACAATTGCGAGTTGGTCTGTAGCATACTCTATCTGAGCATGAACGCTTAATTGACCTTGGATGAGAACCTCTTCCTCAATCCTTTTCAATTCTTCTTTGAAGTTAATGACTTCCATAGAAATTTTGTTTTTCATAACACTCCTTTAGAATAAGTTCTTAGATTCAGTGTCTCCGCCTGTCGCTCTTCGTAAGCGATCAAGCAAGTCTCCTTTAATCTCAGGTTGGTCAGGCAAGATGCTGGCCTCTGTGTCTTCTTTTATCTTCCTTAGAGTAGGGAACATATCTTCTGATTTTTGAGTAACACCTTGAGCACTTAACAACATGAAAGTCCTCTGGTCTTCTCTCCATCCGATTGGCCTCTTCCTAAAGAACTCAACCCACTTAAGTAGCTCTGTGTAAGACATTTCGTCTTCAACTACATAAGCAGGGATGCCCAAGGAAAAGGCCACTTCATAGACCACCAGATCTTGCGGAGTTAGTTTCCCGTTGCGCTATCTCCGGAGAGACCCGCAAATGCTAGGATTGATTCTGTTAGCTCACTAAGCTCACCAATTGGGAAGGTTTTAAAATCTTCACTGGTCAAGCCTTCAGCTTCAGGCACAGCCACTTTAATGACGTCCTGCAAGAGCATAATTTGGGACTCTTCACCTTTTGCCTTTGAAGCCTTCTGCACAATCTTTTGCACTTTCAGGACTTCGTTGACGGAGAGTTTGCGGATTTCCACTTCTTCTCCCATGAAGGGTACTTTTTTCGTGATTACTTTACCTACGAGATGTTTCATAATGTTTTCCTTATTAACCTAATTTATCTTTTTCTGTGAATAGTTCGGAGTTGTTGGCTTGAAAGTCATCAAGCATTTTCCGGGTTGAGTGCAATACTGATAGTGTTTCCATGATCTCTTGACCCACGGTTGAGTCGTTATCAAAATCTTGGAAGCGTTCGAATGATTTACGAATACTGATATCTACACTTCGACGCATATGACGGAATGTCGTACGCATGACGAAGGCTTTACTGAATGGTTTATCTTCCATTGAATCTCTCTTATAATGCGAAGGGCAGGCCCCTCCGAAGAGGGACCCTAGAGAACTTAAGCAGCAGCAATAGTAGCTGGGCCGAAGAACTCGGATTGTGTTGACAACGTGATTGTTGCCGTGTTGGTGTCTGTCAAAGCAGGATTAATCATAATCGCTTCAACTTTACCCAAGAAGTAGAACTCTGTGTTCTCAGCTGCCAAAGTAGCGGCAGAACCGCCAGCTGCGTCTACAGCAGTAGCACACATCATAAAGCGGAATACGAGCGAGTCGTTACCGTTTGCGAGTGCGTGGAAGGCTTCCATGTCAGCAGCAACGTAGTTTACAGTTACTTCTAGTGTTGGAGCGTCGGATTGACCCTGAACCTGCGAGGAGGTCTTTTGACCATAAACAGGAACGTTTACGATGTTTGCAGGTGTACCGATTGCTGGGAATTCACGAACCGAAGGAAAGCGAACGTGGTCTGCGTCTGGTGTGCCTGGAGTGGTACCAACAAACAAAGCCGCGCATTCAGCTGCGGTGTCTGTATTAGCTGGGATCGTACCAGTGAAGATGTCGATGTAGGTAAAGATACCTGCACCAAGAGAGGAAATATGTGCCATTAGTTTATTCTCCGAATTTTGTAAATGGAATTAAGTAAGTTGCGCTGTATAGCGACTTGTTGACAAGGTCGAGACCCCCCATACTAATATGGGAAGACTTTAAGATCGTGCCGTTTGGTAGTTGTTTATGTTGTAATACTAAATCTAACAGGTCAGCAATAGCCATAGTTCGGCCTTGACCTTCTCCAGCTTTCACAAATATTTTAACTGCCACTAAGCCAGATAGCTCTTTTTTAGCGTCATAGGCATAGTCATTACTACCAGAAGGCATGACACTTAGAAGTGTATACTCTGTTACTTGTGACTTAGACCCTTGATAGTTGGAAGGGTAGGTAGGGATTTTATTTGAAGTCCAGTTTCCCGAAGAAAACACCTTTTCAATATCTCTCAAAACTAGTTCATACATTAAGATTTCTCCTTGACCAACTGCAAAGTAATAATGTAGCCATCGTCGTCAAAATCAGTAATGTTGTAAACTTGAGATCCCACTGTCAAAGTATCATAATGATCAATCACAATCGTAGACTTCATCAAAGCTTTCGTAGTGAAAGGCCCATCAGAAGGTTTAGTGGTATTCTCAAGGAATACTGTGACAGTGATATCAGGGTAGTTATCGGTTTCTACTTCACCGGAAGCGAAGTTATAACTACCAACATCATAGTTTGAAAGAACTGCTTCTACTGCTAAGTCACCTATTGCCTTGAAGGCGATGTTGACTGCGCCTTTGATCTTGGATTTTAAGGACATTAGTTAGCCCTCCACCAAGAAGAACCCATACCACCTCCGCCACGCTTAATTAAGGGGCGAAGGGGCTTCATAACAGCAGATGGCCTCATAGGAGTACGAGAAACATCGTTGTTACTATCTGATAAGCTAATACTGCCTACTGAGATACTCTCAAAGGTTTGAGTAGTACCTGCTAGGAGGTCTTCATTATTTACCAGATGTAGGGCTTGTTCGAACACCGCAACTTTAATCTGTTGTGGTATTTCATTTTCAGCTAGTGAAATCACCATACCAAGGCGATGGTCAGCATAAACAGCGTTCTTACGAGGCCAAGCCAAAGACTGAGAAGAACTAATAGCAGAGCCAATCCAAGAATTGTCGTCAACTAACTGTGTAGCTGTGACTAGAGCTTGATCTTTAACATCGTCGGAAATAGAAATCCACTCTGCACTATCGATACGAGTATCAAAGTATAGTGAAGCTTCATCTATAGTTACGTAGCTATTTTCATTGAGAACAAGTGCCATTAGTTCCTCCTAAGTTATTAAGCGTGGAAGATAGGCAGGATGCCCAAGTTCAGAGAGTCCATCTTACGGTCATAAGATGCTTTGTTGCCAAAGGTTGCGTTAGTTGCGAAAGCACTAGAAGAGCCAGCCCAGTCATAACCCATTGGGTGGTTAACGTAGCCCCAACGGTACCAAACGTTTGTCGAACCACCACCAGTATAGGAAGCCGCGTTACGGTCAACTTCTACAGGAGTAGGGACAGCGATTGCAGTTGCAGCAACAGAACCCGGTTTAATGACGTAAGAACACTTGACAGATTCTGCAGTCAAGTCACCAGCGGAAACACCAGTAATCATTTGGTTAGCGCGAGTCATTACCAAGCGGAACTTACCACCGAATACTGTTGAGAACTCAAGATTGCCGTCTTTGATACGGTCTTCGTCAACCAAGTTAGCAGCACGCATTTCGGCCATAACTTCTGGGGAAGTAACCAAGTACATAAAGTCTGGTTCGTAGTCTTTGAAGACTGCGCCGACAGTACGGAACAGGCGTTCGCCACGAGCCGCGCCCATTGCGCTTGAGTCAAAGAGTTTACGTGCGTCGGAAGAACCAGTGGTCACATTGCCGTGCAAGCCAGCAGCGTTAATGTCCATGAAGAAGCCAGTGTTAGCTGCGTCTGTGTCTGTGTCAAAATCGATAACACCACCGTTACCAGTACCGCCTGCATCGCCAAGTGCAACTTCAGAAGCAGCAACACCTTTGATGACTGCAAGCAAAGCATCATGCTCATCTTGGGCGCGTACTTCAGAGAAGTCACGAGCGATTTTTGCCAAGCCGTCTGCTTTCGAAACGATTTCTTGCATGTTAACTTGCTCTGCACCGAACGTACGAACGGTCTTAACGAAGTTAGCAACGTCTGTGGCAATACCAGTGTAAGCACCGTCAGTAGCCGAAGACAAAGATGCAACGTTTACTGTTGCTGCAAGTGGTTTGTACCAGCGGAACTGGCCAACGAAAGATTCACCGGAAGCGTCAATACGCTGGTCGGCTGCAACAATGCCTGTACCATTCAGCTTTTTAGCTGTGGTGTAAGCTTCGTCAGAGTAAGCAGAAATTGCAAGCGCAATGTTCTGGAAGTCTGTATTTGTAATAGTCATTTGGAGTAGTCCTTGTTTGATCTATCTATTTATAGATTAAAGTTACCCAGCTTACCTTTTGAGGCAAGAGCTAGAATTTCTGTAGTAGACATTTCACCAATTTTCTTAGTGGTGTCTGTATTAACAACCCCGTTAGGATTGCCTGTACCTCCTCCTGTGTTAGATTTAACACGGAAAAGGAATGAGTTGTCTTCAGAGTCAGCGTAAGCTTTTACGTAGTCCTGAATATTTGAACCTGTTGAGTGCTGCCAAGCACCATCTTCACCTTGTACCAGTTGGTCAACGATTTCACGGCGAGCCATGTCGCGGGATTTTTCGCTTTTAAAGTCCATACCAGCAAGAGCATTTGTCAAGACACTATCACGTTTTAGACCTGTAGTTTCGGTCTTGTACGTTTCAATTTCTTTACGTGCTACTTCCAGTTCTAGTTCAAGGGCTTCTTGTAACTTGCCTTCTTCCTTCATACGAGCGATAGTAGCAGTCTTAGCGGCTGCTTCAGCGTCGGCATTCAGTTTGATAGCTGCGTCACGTTCAGTGGCCATCTTGTCCATATTTTCTTTCATCTTAGCCAAACGGCCAGCGACGATAGCTTCAATTTCTTCTTCAGGCGTTTTAGTTGTTTCTTCTGCTTTTAGTTTTTCAGCGGCTAAGCGTTCAGCTTCTTGCTCTTCAGCGAGAGTTGCAGCTTCAGCAGCTTCTTGTGCAGCAATTTCTTCAGGTGTCATAGTAATTCTTTCTCAAGCACAGCTTGGGGTTATAAGTTATAGTGAGTCACAGACTCGTTCAGTTGTTAGTCAGTATCATAGCTATTACAAATATTATGATAGTTTTATCATGGACCGATTCCATACCAATCGTTTCCAGTACGGATAGGCTCCATAATCTCTTTTGGTGTGATCTTATTAACAGGGTCAATAAGTCCGTCGTCTTTTGCTCTTTGCAGATAAGCGTTGTAAGTGGCTTTCGAAAGGCCAGCTTTACGCATTGCTTTTAGAGTTTTCTCAATAGTGCCTTCTTTAAGCGCATCTGCATAGATTTGCCGGAGGGCCCATTTAGCGGGAACCGCTTTACCTAGGTTTGAAAAGAAAGCATCATGGATTGTTCCAGTGTCTACTTTATTCTTTTTCCCCCAAAGGTGAAATTGTCTCACAATTACAGCATCGTTACTGTGGTTGCCATTAACACCAAGACCAATAGAAGCGTCTTGAATGGATTGACCAGACATTAGCTTACCATCTTTCGAAGGTGCTTCGTATAAGTTAAAGACTTTTTCCCCTGTAACAGGGTCTTTGAAGTCAATGCGGACTTGCTCTTTAACTCGGTATCTTTGCATCATTGTTTTACCATCAAAAGTAACCCAAGGTATATCTACAGACCCAGACTCTTTGACAAAGTCTTTAGCCAAGTCTTTCCAGAACCTAATAAACTTACCAGTTACAGGGACTTCTTCTTCTAGTTTTCTCGACATAATCTTAGAAATCTTATCAAACAAACGAGTACCAATAAGGTCTCCTGTTTCATCTGTAAGCTTAGCTAAGAATGTGTGCATGTCTTCGGAGTTCTTTACTCCATCTTTGAACTCAGCTCTTGCTGTTTCGTATAGAGACTCAGTAATAGAAGTACCTTCTTTTGAAGACAATACTACTTTACGTTTTAAATCTCTCAACTCATCAATTCGAGCCCAGTTCTTTCTGTCCATTTCAAAACTAATCTTGGCATCAATAGCAGACTTAAACTTATCAACCTCTTTAGTAGAGATCGCAATCTTACCTTTAGAAGCTAGAACTTTAGCAAACTGGTTAGCTACGTTAGCAGCTTTAGTTGCGTCTCCAGCACCATAAAAGGCAACCATGTTTTGATTCTTAGCAGCCTTCATAAGATCTGTCCAGTCTAAGTCCAACTCCGCTAACTCAGGGATAGCGAGAAAGTCAGGATCTTCCACTGTACGTTTAGCAATTTCATCATAGAGTCGCTGTTTCCTTGGAGTCTGTAGAACGT